TTACTGTAACAGTACAGGGGGGTGGCTCTGGCCCTGTACCCCCACCCCCCCCCACCTTAGACTCATTCTAACCGTACACACAACGTCCGGACGTAGCGTCGACGCAACAAGTGGCGCGTAAGCAACACGCAAGCGACGTGCCAACGCATGACCACCTGGTGAACAGGCAACTATGTTGCGCGGATGCCACAAGTGTGGCGTAAAAGCAACGGGAAAGGATCGTGCCAATGCTCGACCACACCGTGGACGTATCCATATCCAAAAAGCCTGAAAAAGGCGGATACGGGATAACCTACTGATTCGGCTAGTCTTTTGGCGTTTATAGTCATTTTTCGCCAAAAACTACATATGCTATTTCTGTATACACACTTTTTGCAGCCTTTTTATTTTTTCCCTCTTTTTGGATACACCTATCGTTTTCCCTAGTCTTTTCAGATAGTTACCCCATATCCATTTTTTTACGTGTCCGCATGGTGGTCGTGCTAACCGATACTTGTAAACCTAGATTGCATACCGTGGTGAAATACGCGTGCCCGATAACTAACTAGAGGTGACGTATGCAATCGCTAGAGTATTTCGCTGTCAATTTCGAAACGAAAATGTCCGCGTCCGTGGAATGGGTATCACATCGTCGCGACGGCAAGAAGTACCGCGTGACGCTTCGCGACATTGAATCCGATTCAATTGTCTATCCCATTATTTTCTATCCCACATTGTCCGCCGCTACTGACAAGGCGGACGCGTTAGCTAACGTGTCGGCGGTAGCGTCGTGACGCGCCTCTCGTCGGTTTTCTTTTTTATGTCCATCACGCTGTTAGTTGCAGCGCCTTGGATGGACATCGCCACACGGTGGCCGATCTACGTCATTGGCGTAGCGTGCCTAGCCGCCGCCGTAATCTCTCGCCTCTTAAACGACTAAACAATCTCAATAGGTGATCTATGCAATTACTTAACATCGATGCGAACCCGAAAACGATCAAAGGACGCCGACGCGGATACGTTACCGCCGTTCTATACCTTGCGCCGTCCGATAGTAGCGGGACGGAATTGTGCGGCATGGCCGACGTGGCGGGATGCAAGGCGGGGTGCCTAAATACGGCGGGGCGTGGTGGCATGGCCGCCGGGAATGCTACCTTTACCGCCGCGAACGGTGAGGCGCTACCGGATAACGCTATTCAACGGGCACGACTGGCGCGGACGGCGTTGTACTTGAACGACCGTCCCGCATTTATGATGCAATTGGTGCGCGAGATCGAGCGGGCAAAGCGCTACGCGTCACGCAAGCGCAAGAAGTTAGTCGTCCGATTAAATGGCACGTCCGATATCCGATTCGAGCACGTCCCGTGCGTGCGCCGTGGTGTGGAATATGCAAACCCATTCCAGGCTTTTAGCGAGCTTCAATTCTACGATTACACGAAATTGCCGAACCGACGGGTGGCGGGCATTCCGAATTATCACCTCACGTTTTCCTATTCGCATCGCGACGAATTCGCGCCTATCGTCGCTCGAGCCGTGCGCTTCTACGGTAGCGCCGTAAACTTCGCCGCCGTATTCGCTAAGGCGCTTCCCACGTATTTCCTGGGTCGTGACGTGGTGAATGGTGACGAATCTGATCTGCGCTTCCTAGATCGTCGTGGCGTCGTCGTCGGCCTTGTCGCGAAAGGTCGCGCACGTCGTGATACGTCCGGTTTCGTCGTCCCGGCTTTAGCGTAATTGCTAGCCTTTAGCGCACCCGCCCACGGGGTGCGCTACGGGGTGGCAATTGGCCGCCGAATATGGGTGATGTATGAAATTAAAAAACAATCGGTTTTTAGATGAATTAGAGCCGCGCATTCTTATGTTAATGGGTAATGACTGGGAAGCGCGGATACTGGTCGAATACACTGAGGACGGGTGGCAAGTGGCCGGGGTGGAACTGGGCGCCGTGTTCAACGGGTCCACCATGTCCCGGTTCGCTAGAGCCGCCGAAGTAGACCTAGATTCGCTCTCGCAAGTGGACCGGGATCACCTTGATGTTACCGTCCGCGAAGCCTATGACGGTGACATATGATCGTCCGCCCGCTTGACCTTTCCACCCTGTTAAAAATTGCCGAGGATTGTGGTGCGCTCGTCGTGCCCGACGAAACCGACGGCCCGGAAGTCATCCTAGATTCCGACGCCTTTGAGCGGTTCACCGATCAAGTATTTTCGCACGGGACAGACTTCGGGCTGCAATTGGCGCAGGCGGTCGTAGACGAGCTTGGAGGGAGCAAAAATGCTAGCCCGCCTCTATAACTGGGTGCGCGACTATTTCGGACGGGTGCCAGGGTGGCGCCACGTCCCGCCGCCTAACTGGCGCTCGGCCCGCAAGCGGACGGACGGGGTGTACTGGTGAGCCGCCCCGACCACCGATTTCTCAGCCTGGAGGAACTAGAAGCCTTCTGGCAGCCCGTATGGGTAGACCACGGCGAGGGTGGCCTATCCCGCGAGGAACGCTATAGGAGGGCTTTAGAGGGCATCCTAGCGTGTTCGAGCGACGACCGTACCGTCTGGCTCCTGCAATCCGTCGCGGCCTCTGCGCTCGGATATGCCGAACTAGCGGACAGGCTACTGCGGGACGTGGAGGGCAAGCCGTGACGGCCCTACTGGTGGCCGTGGTGGTGACGGTCATCCTTGAATTGCTCACCGACTAACCGACCCCGGCCACGTGCCGGGGTTTTTATTTCACAACGTGCAAGCCGGGCGGCGCTTCCACCATGTTCCGCAATTGGCTCCGGGGTGCCTCGAAGAGTTCTGGAGCGCAGTAAACGTGCTTAGGTGCGCTATGTTCCCGGCTCGTGATACGGCCCACGTCGCGCCACCCTGCGGCCTCGATGGCAGCGAATAGCATATCCCGTGCTATGGGCTTTGCCGTCCCCTTGCAAAGTTCAGCGATGACGCCCGACCAGGGCGCGCCGATCACCCCACGCACGAACGGCCCTTCCCGGTTGCGTGCCATGTCTGCAATCGCCGCCTCGCCGCCGCTGAGCCCCAAGTCAACCATCGCGAGCTTCGCGTCCGTCATCATCGGGGTCGCGCCCGGATTAAACGCGCTCACGTCACGGGCATCGAGCCACGCGGTCACGTGATCAAAGCCGCCTGCGTTGTACCAGTCCCAAAGCGTCTGCGCGTCCTCAGGGTTCATCATGCCCGCGTCCGACCACACCACGAACCAGCGTCTGTCAGTCGGTGGTATCACAATCGCCGCCCGCTCGTTGCTGAACGCCAACACAAAAACCCGATTGGCGACGTAATACGGGTGCGTCTGCTTTTTGTTTACGAGTAGGTTTTCAGGTGGCGCTGCAATGATCGGCTTCAGCGCGTTCTCGAGGGCGCGGCGGTCTGGCGTGGCGCCCTGCCGTAGTTCGTTTAACACGATCACCTCGGACTCGAACGAATATCCCCACGAGCCTGCGACCTCTTCGGCGCGGGCGGTCGCCACGTTCGCCAAGGTCGGCCCGCCGATGGCGTACAGAAAAGGCGCGTAGAGCGTGTCCTTACCGCTCCCAGGCACGCCCGCGTGCAAAATGGCGTGGTTGATCTTGCGCTTCGGGTTCTGGCGCTTATACGCCAACACGTTGAAAACGTGTTCCCGCTCGACGGGGTTTGGCAGCATCCGCTCGGCGTGGCGTATCCACATGGATACATCACCCGGCACCCCTTGCGGCCTATGATCGCGCCACTTGTTAGCGTGCGCTTGATTGCCCTTGGCGACCAGTACCGATTCGCCTGCGGCATACGTCAGGCCCGTGAGCAGCCTCGATCCCAGCGCCGCCCGGTTCTCATCGAAAAAGGTCGCAGCCTCTATTCGTCGGGACTTGTTATGCACACTATGACACTGAGTGCCACGGTAAATGGCATTGAACGCAGCGCGGCCATACTCCTGCCGCTCGATGACATCGAAGTAGTAATCCCCCTCGCTGACGTACACGAACCGCTTAAACCAGTCTTGCGGCGGAAGGTTTGATATATCGACCCCCACCGTGCTATCTTCGGCCTGCATAGTTCACCCTCTAACCAGTTGGTTCGCCCGGCAAGCATACCCCGCTGCCGGGCTTTTTTTTACCCCGTCACGCCGTGGACTCTCTCGGCCCACCGTACCCCTGCGTAAAACGCTGCGACTTCCGTGGGCGTCCACTCTTCGCCTAGCGTCCCGATCTTGAAATCAATCTTCTCATTTGTTAGGGGCTGGCCCTTCTCAGCGAGCAGGCACCAGTGCGTGATGTCGCCTTGAACATATGGACAGACTTTCTCTTTCATGGCTAACCTACCTTCCGGTACGAGACCATCCGCCGTGCGTGCGCTTTCGGATCGCAGCCCTGAGCCCAGCCCGCTACCTTGATGCGCCCGGACTTCAGCCACCTGCGAATCCGGCCACCAATAACGGCGCTCCAGGCATTGTGGTGATGCGGCGAGGGCAGACCAGCGACCTGTAAATCTAGGCGAATGTCCTCGCCTATAAATTCAACGCCGGTTCTGACCTTCTCAATCCATGCGTCGGTCATCTGCCCTGCCGTATCTTTCCACTCGCCTGCGCTCTCGCTGACTTGATCCATGCCCTTGTCGCGCAGGATGCGGCCAAGCTGCAAATCAAAATTGATCTCTGTTTGCGTCATAAACGTCTCCCGAAATTAAACGCCACACATTCCTTCACATTCGTTATTGAACATATCCACCTGCCCATGATCCGCAGCCGTAGAGAGGTCTGCCTCGGCGAGCGGTACGCATGAACGGTGCATAAACTGCTGACCGCGTATCTTTGGCTGCAAACGGATGGCCGCATCAACCTCAAGCGCGTCAGCCCACAATGCGGGGTCTGCCTTGATTGCCCGCCACTCATGGTCAGAGTGGTACGGGCATCCGATGCAACTGGACTTCGGCGGCTCTGCGTAACCGTTGCGCTCCATCCATCGCAGGCAGTCCCAACGGCTCATGCTCTTCTCGATGAGAGGCCAGCGGTGAAGTTTCCATTTCTCATGGCTTGGCTTCATTCGCATGGCTTCATCGGTGCTAATGCCAATCAGCATTTCGCACAACACGCCTTTCGCACGCTGCCGTGGCACAAGGCCAACCAACTCACGGGTTTTCTTCGTAATGGGTTCAAGCTTGTACTCTTTTGTGCATTGCCTGCGCCCCATCGCTCGGTCACCGTTTGGCATCACCATGTGCCAAGGAATCGCAGCAAAACGACCGCCTGTCGTGTTACTGCGAGCCAAAGCATCTTGGCGCAGGTTTCCTCGCTGAACCCGATACACCGGAAATGGTAACTGTGTCTCCAGCCAATTCAGCCAGTCGTAGACCTTCGGCGGCTCCCAGCCGGTGTCCGCAAAGATCGCGGCATCAATCGGCTCAAGTTCGCCGCGAGCAATCATCAGCGCAAGCGTCGATGACTGCACCCCGGCGCCTAATGAGAGTATGCGTTTCATTAGAAGTTAATTTCGTCGTCTTTGAAGGTCGCCCAGTTATCTTCAGTCAAGCCGCTGTTCGCCGCCTTCGCAACAGCAGGCGGCTGACCCTTCGGCTTGACCTTGATGGCGTAATACTCCTTACCCGCCTTGCTGACCTTGCGGTGCATATCGACCCAATACGCGACCCCGTTGATGAGGCCGCTGCCTTTGTAGTCCGCGTCCTGGCGAGTCCACTCCGTGCCGTCCGGGTTCTTCATTACTTGGTCAGGCCGCTTGTCGTCGTTCACGAAGACGGTCGCGGTGTTCGGTTTCTGTTCGTACTTCTTGTTCACAGTTTCATCTCCTTCAATGCCTTAACCTTTGCGTCTAACTCACTCAAAAACGTCTCTACTTCTGCTTCAAGCATCTTGATGCAGTCCTCGTCGCGGTAGATGCGAACAATGAGAAGCTGCAACTCCTGCGGCATACGCGGGTCGTAAGACACCCAATCGCAAAACTCCGCCATCGCACACCCTATCTGCCACTGCATCTGGTAGTAATACTTCTGCGGCGGTTCCTTGCTCATCAGGTACTCGATATGGCTCGCCGTGTTCGGGCACTTGATTTCCACAAGCCCCGCTCCGACGATCCCGTCGGGCGATGCGCCTGCGTTCTCAATGCGCGGGTGGTTCACGAAGCCCACCTCTGTCACGAGTTCGCCCGTCTTCGCAGAATAGGCATCACGGGCAAACGGTTCCTGCTCCGTTCCCCACTGCATTGCTGCATTAGTGAACCCTTCCGTGGGTTTACCCGTGAGCCTTTCAACCACAAGTTCGGCCATATAGTTGGCGCGTGAGGCGCCATACCCTTTCGCAGTCTTGGCAACGACATCCGCCATGCGGCTCGCCGTCACCTTGCCGCATCGAGCGGCAAACCATTCTGGTGATCGCTGATCCATCACATCTTCTCCGCTAGCATTTTGAGTTCGCGTAACTCGCGCTCTAGGCGATAGATACGCTCCTGTGCAATCTGCGCCCGCATCTCTGCATCGGCACGCAGTTTGGTCTGCGACCGTAGCCGCAGCGCCAGCACTTGCGAGAGTTCGGAGGCATCGTCAGCAAGTGCCAAGACGTGCCCCACCAACTCCCCCTCCGTCATCTGCGAGTAGTAGTGGATGCTCATGCGTCACTCCTCGCCCGAATCGCGGCGGCATAATTCTCTGCCGTTGGTACTTCTGCTTTGTAGCCAAACTCATCGGCAGCGATCTTGAATGTCTCTGGCAGCCTCTCGCATACCACCGCACACGCCTCTCGCTCGGCGGCGGCAACGAGGGCGGCGAAGCGTTCAATCCGCTCAACCAGTACCGGAAACGCCGGGTGATCAACTCGCTTCCACCCTGCTTCTTTCGCCATGCGGATGATGTCGTCGCGGGTCATAAAGGTTCCTCTCGCGTGACGTACTTGTTCGGTCGCACCGTGTCGTTGCCATCGCCACGGATGCCGTGCGCGATCTTTTTTGCCGGCCAACCCTCGCACCAATCTTCAACCCACGTAGCAATCCATTCTTTGGTTTGTTCCATTTGCTCTCCCGCGACTATTGCGGCAAAGCGTTCAAGTCTAGTGATTAGGACTGGGTATTCCGGCCCGGTGCTTGGGTTTCGCCCAACACGTTCCCAACCCGCTTGTTTTGCCCAGCGGATAATTTCGTCGCGGGTCATGCGAGCGCCTTCTTGCGAGCCTTGAAGACCTCGATGTGCGCTTCGCGGACATCTTGCGGCACGCTGTTGTAGAGCTTGCTCAGTTCCTCTGCCGTCGTAGTCGCGGCGATCTTGGCGAGCAACTCCGGGTTCTGCGGCGCAGATACCTTGTGACGGCCCTGCGCGGCTTCGGCGTCGTCGTCGATTTGCGCGAGGCCGACCATCGCGGCAAGCGCGTAGCGGCGTGCGTAGGTGATGCCGCTGCCCTGCCCCTGCGGGCTGTCGTCTTTAGTCAGGATCGGGCAGTAAGACTTAATCCATTCGCCCGACGCGTGGCAAAGTGTAGTTACAAGAACTGCCCGCCCCTCGCCCGCCTCAATCGTCTGGATGACGGCGAGGCCGTTGTCGGTAAGGGGCTTGCGGCACGCGTCCCAGCAGGATGCTAGGTCGGCGTATTTCGACTTGAAGAAAGGGTTGGCCGAGTCTTTGAGGGCGCCCGTGATGGACGCCTGTGCCTTGGACAACGCCGCTGCGAGGGCGGCAATAGATTCTGACTGGTTCATTGCGTTCTCCCGAGTTCGGCGCGAGCCTTGTCGATAGCGTCGATGATGTCGCGCAGGCCACGCGACCATGCGGTCGCAGTCTCCTGCTCGATGCGGTTAAGTTCTTGGATACCGACGAGGCACTGCCACGCGGCGACTTCAGCGCGAACCTGCGCTTCGGCGTAGGCTTCAGACATTTCTTGAAGGTCACGACCTTCTTGCTGTTCAATCATTTCGTTCTCCCGTGGGGTCAATCCCCGCGAGCAATCATACCGACGTTTTAGGGCTTGTCAACCCACGTTGCGATGTTGTATTGTCCGCACCATGGACATCAAAGAACTTCTAAAGATATTTGGGTCGGCTTCTGAGATGGCACGCCAGTTCGGCGTCTCGCGTCAGGCTGTGTCGAAATGGATCGCAGCGGGCGAGTTGCCTGCGCTCAGGCAGTACCAGGCGCAAGTGCTGGTAGATATGCGGCGGCTCAAGCGTTGATGCGTTACGGCAGCGTCTGCAGCGGTATAGAGGCGGCGACAGTCGCGTGGCATCCGTTAGGTTGGCAAGCTGCGTGGTATAGCGAGATTGAGCCGTTTCCATGTGCTGTGCTGAAACATCACTATCCTGCCGTTCCAAACTACGGCGATATGACAAAATTTGAGGAGTGGCGAAATGAACCAATTGACCTTTTGGTCGGAGGAACCCCCTGCCAGTCATTCAGCGTTGCAGGACTCCGCAAAGGTCTCGCCGACCCACGCGGCAACCTCATGCTTACTTACCTTGCAATCGCTCAACGTCACCGGCCTCAATGGCTTGTCTGGGAAAACGTCCCCGGCGTTTTGTCAAGCGGACGAGGACGGGATTTTGGAACCTTCCTCGGGGCGTTGGGGGAGTTGGGGTATGGGTGGGCCTACCGAGTCTTGGACGCTCAATGGTTCGGAGTGGCCCAACGACGCCGCCGTGTGTTCGTTATCGGATACCTTGGAGATTGGCGTCGTGCCGCACAGGTTCTTTTTGAGCGCGAAAGCGTGCGCCGGGATACTGCGCCGAGCAGAGAGAAGGGGCAAGAAACTGCCCAATGCCTTACGACTGGCGTTGGAAAGCGTTACGACGCAGAATCAGAAACCTTGCCTGTGACCTTTGGCGCACAGATGTCCGTGCCACAGACCGACGTTGACTTGGTGCAGACGCTACAAGCTAAGAACCCGATGGCGGTGGCGCACCCCGTCCATTACCGCAAATCCCGCCGCGCACAAAGCACCACCGACCATGAGACATGGGTGGAGGACGACGCGACCAACACGCTCAACTGCTTTGATGTGGGCGATGTGAGGGCGACGGATGTAGTAGCGCAGCCAATCACTCAATTTGGAAACATTGCCGGCAGCCTAACCGCACGACATGACAGCAGCCCTTGCGCTGATCGTGGGCAAAACGTGGTGGCGCAGCCGGTGGCATTTGACTCATACAACCTATGTGAAACGGGCGACATCACGCAAACCATCAAAAGCCCACAAGGCGGCGTTACGGAAAGCGTTGGCGCGGTGATGACCGCCATGCAAGTCCGTCGCCTCACGCCCGTAGAATGCGAGCGCCTCCAAGGATTTCCTGACGGCTACACTAATATCCCGTGGCGCAAAAAGCCAGAAAGCCCAGACGGCCCACGCTACAAGGCGCTTGGCAACAGTATGGCGGTGCCTGTCATGGCGTGGATTGGAAAACGTATAAAACAGGTTGATGAGTTATGAACAATCCTTTGACGACAAGTAGCGACATCTCGTGGTCGGCGCAGGCCAACATCAAGATGTGGCAAGAGCGGCAGGATGTCATCGGTCGATTACACCTCGCAGACGCTTACCTTGCCCGCATTAGCGTCGGCGATTACTCGCAGCGGGCAGAGCGCACGGACTGGCTGAAAGGCTACATCGGGCCGCTCATTCGCCAGGCTGACCCCAAGGCTGTCGTCGGCGATCCGCACTTGACCGGCATGGTTCGGCAACTGTGGGGCGAGGCAGGCGTGACTCGACTGCGTGATAAAGTAGCGGCGTGCGCTACGCCAAACGCCGAGACACTAACCACGCCGAAATAGTCGCTGCCCTCCGCAAGACGGGGTTTGAGGTCATCGACTTCGCCTCCGCCGGGCACGACATTCCTGATCTCCTCGCCATAAAGCCCCTACGGGACGGCGTAGCGTGGGCCGTGTGGGTTGAGGTCAAGGCCAGGGGCGGACGGCTCTCAGACGGCCAGAAGCGGTTTCAGGCCATATTCCAGCCGAGGGGCGAGTGGTACGAGGCACGGGACGCCGAAGAGGCCGTAGCGACCCTACAGGCGATGTACCTTAAAGCCCTGCGCGGCGACGAAGGAAGGTCAGATAGTCCGCCCCCTCCCCCGGCTCCCAAAACACCTTCACGGCGTCAGGATGATCTGGCGCAACTAAGGGATTTATAGTCGTCACGGCACAGGGCGAGAGCGCGTTGTCGCGGAAGCCTTTGTCCTTGGCGAAACGGTCGTAGACCTTATAGGAGGCGACCTTGATGGCGTGCATCGAGATGCCGCTGATCGGGTCTTTTAGGACGCTATACGCCGATTCATGCTTGTGGCCTGCGACGTAGATATGGTCGCGGGTGCCGAGCATCGCTGCCTTCATCGGGCCGTGTGCCGGGTTCCAGACCGACGAGCCTGCGTGGTCGTGGCGGGCGTTAATACGGAACTCTGCGCCGTTCGGGAACTGCAGCGCGATACGGGCCTCTGAGGACTTATAAAGCGCGTTCTGCTGCCGCGCTATCCACTTGAGCGGATCGCCTGAGCCTGACCATAGGTCGTGGTTGCCCGCAATCATGTAAAGCCACTGGCAGCGGTTGATAAACCACTCAGCGAGTTTCCAGCCCTGCGCCGCTGACGTACCCTGGTCGGCGTACAGCCGTGCCAAGCGTCCGCACCAGTTGTTCGTGGTGTCCCCTACGTTGGCGGCAAACATACCGGGCGTGTTGTTGACGAGCGCGGTGTGTTCCTCGATGGCGCCGATGTCGCAGCCATCGTCATCAACGTGCGGGTCGCCAAAGTGCAGGATGCCAATAGGGCCGGGTATGGTTATGCGAATCGGAATGAGCTTGGAGGCTTCCTCATACTCGCGCTTGCGCTCAAACCGGCGCTTCATGTGTTCGATTAACTGCTCTACCGGGATGTCATCGTCCGGCAGGGAGGGCGCGACGAACTCGTCCTTCTTGTTCGGCCCAGGCTCCACGAATCCCTTGGGGATGTTCTCGCCGTTACGGCGTAGGCGCTGCAGCCTCGCAAGCAAGGCCCGCTCCGACAGCCCGAGGTTCCGAGCGGCCTGCGCTCGATGCCCGTCGGTACGCCGCAGTTCGGCCATGATCTGATCGTCAGTGACTTTTTGTCCGCCCATTGCCTACTCCATCGTGGTGAGCATTTGTTGCAATAGGTGGCCGAGACGATCCACAAGGGCTTCGTCTTCGGACAGTTTCTCGTAACCGGCTAGGTCTAGCATGGCGTGGACAGCCTCGTGCGCCCACACTTGCTGGCGGTGCGAACCTTTGGCTGTAGATACAATGTCGATACGGTATGCGTCGGGTATCCACATACCAATCGTATTCTTGCCATGTCTCCATCGAGACGGACTGACGACCCTGACCTTGATGGTATGCCCTAACAGATGAAACTGTTTGGGTATGCCGTCAGAGCGCATCCAAACCCCCTATCGCAAGTCTTTTAGACTCGCTCTAAAGATTAGCCCGTAAGGATTGACTTTTGCAAGAATTTTTTGTTACGCACCGTACAAATATATTGCACGTTCGTCTTTGCGCCGTTTGACGAGGCCGGGCAACACGCGCCCGCCTGCCTTCGTCCACTTCATAAATTCTTCGGCGGCATCCTCAAACTCACCGCGATTGGTCTTCATGCGAAGACCGGATCGCTGCAGATTGCCTAGCCCCACGTTAAAAGCAAAGCTGACCAGTGCGTCGAATTGGCCTTGATGATTAACGCTACCAGGGCAAAGTCGGGCAACGCCGCGCTCAAATTTCGCAAGGTCTTGAGCAAGTAGTGCATCCACCTCTGCCATCGAGAGGACGCGATCCCAGCCCGGCGGTATCGGTAGACTCTTACGGTCTTCATACTTCACCTTCGTGTGGGCAGGGTCGATAACGTGGCCGACGCCTACAGTCCAAAGCAGCGCAGGACACCGATAGGGCCGCAGCCGCACGCCTTCGTGGTGTTTAACGAGTTCCGTTAAACGGGCGCTGACTTTCATTTTTTAGCGAAGGCTTGTGTCCCGAACCAGAACGCGATGATCGACGACAGAATCAGCATCTCATCGTCGCTGAATACGTTGTCCATCGCTACGGCAAACGGCACGCCCTGCGTATAGGCATACCACACGCCTGTAGCGTTAAGCGCCACAAGCTCCAACACGAAGATGTAGGTGACGACCGGGCGCACTGAGGCGCGAAGGTTAATCATCCACTGGCTTGCGCCTTTGCCGATCTCAATGTCGTGGGCATAGAGCGCCTGACGTTCTTCGCCAGCAGTCTCCGTTTGCACCTGCTCCAACTTGATCTCTTCAACCCGCGCCTGTGCAATGAAGCCACGTTCGGCGAGGGCAAGTTCGCGTTCTTTCTGCGCGGCAACAAGCGCGAGTTCATGTTTCTTGTCCTGCCGGTCTTGGAAGATGGTCAGAATCTTCGGCAAGCCGCCCGCAAGGAACGACAGGAACGTCGAGATCATCGTCATCATTTGCCGCGTTCCTCCATCAACTTGACGCGCACCTGCAGGTCATGGATGTCTTCCATCAGATCATCCTTCAGTTCTTGACGCTTTGCCGCACTCAACGGGCTGTCAGTCGGTACGCCATCCTCAGTGATGAGAATGGGTATCTTCGACTCTATGGCAATCAGCCGGTTCTGGAATGAGGTGATCTCGGAGAGCAGCCAACCTACCGCCGCGAGCAGCACGGGGAAGAGCATATCCACGACCTTCTCCATGCTGAAGCCAGGCTTGCCGCTCATTTGTCAGCCTTGCTGTTGTTTAGTTCGCCGATGAGATCGAAGATGCGGTCAAGCGTAATCTTGATGTGATTGATGTCGTCCTTGTAATCCGCCTTAGTGACGTACACCTTTGGCATCTCACGAACGTCCGCATCTAACCGCTCGATGGAGCGGGAGATATTGTTCAGTATCCAACCGCCAAACAGACCGGCTACGCCGACGATGACGTTGAATAACACCTGCATCTCGGTCACGAACTTCTCCTAATTACTCGCTTGGCTCGCCGAGCATATTGACGCCAAACACTGGCGCGAGTTGTGGGGCATATTCCGGCGCAAAGCGAGGCTCATACGGACCACCGCTACGGACTGTCGCGCCAAGTCTTTCCGCTCGCATCATTGCAAGACGATTGGCAAGTGCCCGGCTACCAAAGCCAAGACCGCCGATTACGCCCGCTTTTGTCGGCCCGAGATATTGAGCAAGGCCACCGTAACCTGCCGTCGTAAACATTCCAGGCAATGTCCGCAGTTCTCGCAGCCTTGGAGGCGCCAGCGTTCCAACGCTTTCTAACATCCGAACGTCGATCTTTCCTTTGCCAATAGACTTAATAAGGTCTTGCTCTGCTTCGGAAAATCTATTGAGTTGACGCTCATCGTCTGCCAATCGCTGAAATCTCTTGCGAATTGCCGTTGCAGGCTCTTCGGATGACCGTTTAGCAGTCTTAATGATTGACTCAATCATTCGGCCACGGCTCATCCTTGCCCACAGATCACGGGCCTTTTCAATCTGCTGAACCGCAGCAGTTTCAATATTCTGCCCTATGAACTGGTCAACGTCTTTTACTAACGCGCTACCAATTCGCTGCTCATCAGGACTCTTGCTTCCTGCCGCTCTTGATGCAACTCGACGAAGCGTGTCTAGTTGATTGAGCGTAACGGGCTGACCAGACTTTGCTTGCTCTACAAACGCGTTAACCGCTACGTTTGCCTTGGGATGCAAGATTGGATTGAATCCACTATTTCCGAGCGTCTCTTCTAATTTGTATGTCAAATTGGCAAATTGACTAGGAGACACATCCGCTTGAATTGACTCGGCTGCTTGATATGCCGCCTGAGACTGCTCTTTTAGTTGTTTGCTAGTAACGGCTTTCGGCATGGCAAGAGAACGGGCTATGCGAACGGCACTAGGAGTCGCCGCGCCAATAGCCGCTCCTGTTAAAATATCTCCCGGCTCTGTAACTGCAGTTGCGGCCCCGCCTGCAATTCCGCCTCCTGCAATACGCATTGGTATAGACAAATCTTTTGCGAGACCACCTGATTGCACAGCACGGGCCAGCGTTGCCGCTGCTGGCGCGGCAGAGGCCGCTCGAATTCCTGCAGCGACTACCGGACCAGCGACAATACCCGCACCAAGCGCAGCCGCTGTTTTTAGCCCTTCTACGCCTTGCGCTAAATTCATTTGCGGCGATTGACCGGCAGGGCGAAATCCCATGGCTCTATCGCCTATGTCGGCTAACGATGGGCCACGTCGCCGAGGGATTTCAGATGGCGCGGCGGCAGGACCGCCACGGATAGACGAGCCAATCTCGTCAATCTCCGCATCCGTCAACGGCTTTTCAGCGCGTACTTTCTTGCCTTCGATGAGATACGTCGGCACGCGATTAATCCCCGATTATTTCGTAAGAAGTGCCGCCTTGTGTTTTGCGAGGCGCAGCAGGAGTTCCACGAGAAGGTTCTGCAGCGGGTGGCGGGGCCGCTGGCGCTTCTCTACCTGCCCGTTTTGCGACAAAGGTACGAATACTGTTGAGAATCTTACGGTTCGATTCCACGTCATTTGCCGGATTAGTAACGGAATCAAGCCATTGCTGCAATTCGACATTGCTGTTAAGTTCTTGAGCAGACATTCCTGTTGCCGCTTTAATGCCTTGCAGCAAGCGAAGACGTGCGCTTTGAATTTCATTACGCAACGACTGCTCTGGCGTACCTGCAGCGCGGCCCAACATTTGACCGGCACCGCTTGTTCTCGTTGAAATTGCAAGGTTTTCAGCGGCAGATCGGCGCGTGCTGGGAATGGCTCCCATGCGATCAAGTTGATCGTAAGCCGATTCCATCTCTCCAATAACGCCTTCAAACGCTTCCGCCCCAGCGACTTCCTTTGCCGCCTCTTTGCCGCGTTTGCCGCCGCCAAAAAACGTCTCAAGATTTTGCGCTCGCTCTTTCGTTGCGCGTTCAATGTCTTGCCCGCGCCGAGTCGTTGCGGCAGTTATGTCTTGGCCTCGACGTTGAGTCTCAGCCGTCAATTCTTCCGCCGCAGAGGTCGTATACCGCTTCATGTATTCCTCTGGAATCATGGAAGCGGCCTGCATCCATTTCGCACGGCCTGCGGCATCAGCGGGCAATTCAGCCAGCACTTCATCAAGCGTCCCATATTGCTGCATGATTGGCGCTAAATCAGGATCGGCATACACGCCCTTCACCCATTGCTCCAATCGCGCTGGATTTGCGATAGGTAGTTGCTGCCGCGCTAGTTGGAACTTATCACTTACGGCTTTGATTCTTGCTGCCTGTCCTTTTGCGGTCGCTTCAGCCGCTTCGCCAAAGGCTTTCTGCAGACCAGGAATCGCTGTGCCCATGCCACCACGAGCAAGCATCCCATACAGCGCGTTTGCATCAATCTGGCCGCTTGACCCCATCGCACGCGCATACATCTCGTTCAAAGCGCGGTTTTGCTCCGCAGCCTTGATGCGATCTACTTCCTGCCGCTCAAGGGCGCGTTCTGCCGCGCCAACCTCAAGACCCTTGGCATACTGTTCAAGCACGTTCATGGGCTGAATGTCCGTTGCTCCGATGATTGGCATAACTCACCTAGTACTTCCGTGAAGTCACTTGGTATTCAGGCAACACCTCGTCAAGAGATTGCCGAGACAGCCCGCTGCCTCGATATCCCCCATACGCGCCAACAACACCGCCCAAGGCTTCTCGTAGCGCGTTTGCCTGCCCTAAGTAACCCGATGCGCGAGCCGCGCCAACATCGCCAATAGCCTGTCCTGCGCCTTGAGCGTAACGCTGTGCAGCGCCACCAATCGCCGATGCCGCAGACGGGCCAAACTGTCCAATGCCAAGCAGCGCATTGGACACTCGCGCACGTTGAGCCATCGCTCGCTCGTAAGCATTAGCAAATTCCTGAGAAGCCAATTCTTGTCCGTATTGCGTGCCTGCTTTAAGTGCGCCGCCAGAGAACATTCGGCCTCCTGCTGCCAATTTGCGCTCAAGCGCCTTCTGCCCTTCGGCAAGCCGGAAGGCATAACCGGGGTCCATCTGGATTTCTTCCATGCCGGGAGCGCGAGCATACGCACCGCCCTCGCCGTAAAGCCCTGCCAAACGGTTAAGGTTTTGCAATCCCAACTGCCGGAAAGGCTCTTGCAGCGCCTGTTGGCGCTCAAACATCTCGCGCTCAAGGGCTTGCTGTTGTTCAGCGGCCTGAGCCTGGGCGCGGGACGCCTTGCTTGCGCCGCGAGATGCAAGCGCACCACCAGCAATAGCTGCCCCTCCCTTAATCAGCGCAGGAACGATTGCTGGATTAGCCATTGGGAAACTCCGCTCGGTAGTCCGAGAATTTCTCGCCGTATAGTGCCATCACGGACGGGGCTTTTGCCATAGCAGACTCGTAGCCTTGGCACAATAGGACTACAAGCATCACGATGTCGTAATAGGCCG